AGTTCTTTAACTTGATCCTTGAATCCCTTTACAGCTTTTTCGGCTGTCAGGTATTGGTGCGTGGTCTGCTGAATGAGTCGAAAGTGAGCTTGTTCGTCAATCGCACCGGCTTTTCTCAGTGCGTTGTATTCCGCGATCTCCCGGTTCATTCGATCTTCGGCGGTTTCGACCTGGCGTGTCAGTTGAGCACCACGCTGCATGATGGCCTCACGTTGCTTAAGGATCTGGGCCTCATACGCCATCTGATCGGACAATTCTTTCGCTTGCTCTTTCAACGATGCTTCTGCGTCGGCCAGTTGCTTCGCTTCTTCAGCGGCTCTTTGCATCGCTGGCGTGACAACCCCGAACTTCCTGGCAAGATGCTCCTGAGCCTGTGCCATTTGCTCTTCGGATAGTCCGGCCTGCTTCATGGCTCGTTCAAGCAGTTGCATTTGCTTTTCGAACTTGCCAGTCGGACCTTCCAAGTCGGTCATAATCCGACCAATGGATCGCAATTCGTTGGATGCAAATTGACCGGAAGCCTTTAGCTCCGTAATGTCCATGCCGATCTTGAGGCTAGCTGCGTTGATCGTTCCGGCCATTCTTCGCCTTCTCCAGTCCTAAAGATTTCAACATTCCGCCAAACGCTTTTTGGTTCTCGCTGCTGCTCGACGGCAACGTGATCTCAACTCGCTTCTTTGGCCTCTTCCACCGCGGAGGCATGTAATCCTCGAAGTCCGGTGGCTCTTTTCCGGCCTGGCAGTACGTACCAAATGCCGATTGGTGAGCGATCATCGCTGATTGTGCCCAACGCTCGCCAATAGGCTCGACCTGGTCAAACGCTGCCCAGAAATCCAAAGCACCTCTCGGAAGCGATGCAAGCCACGCCTGGACGTCCACGATGCCCCATTCGAGTGCAAGTCTTCCGGCGAGCATCAGCCGGGGACTTCGTCGGAGTTTTTTACCAACGCCTTGACCTCGCCGGGATCGTAGCGGTTGAGCTGCTGGCACTCGTCGAACAGGACTCCGGCCACGGATCGCGGCATCGCCTTGAGCTGCGATTCGTCGTCCACAATCCGATTGCCAGAATCGTCGAGCAGCATGATTGCGATCATGGCTCGGCGTGCTCTGGAAAAGTCGAAGCGTCCAGCTTTGTCCTGAATCATCAATTCGTACTGCGTGCCTTGCTCCTCGGTCATTTCGCGAAGGCGATAGGATCGACCAGCGATCTCTACCACCTTTTCACGTAATGGCTCGGCGAGCGAAGCAAGAAAATCGTCTTTATTCATCGTCCTCGTCCGATTCTTCGAGTTGTGCCTTGATCGCCTCAACGACTTGTTTTAGGTGCGTCTGAGGCGGATTTACCTTGGACTCCTCCGGACAGAAGATTGGACGCTGTGCAACGCATTCAGCGACGACTTCGTCTGTCTTGTGCCAAGGAAAGTTTGACAATGGCAAAATCTCGGAATCGACAGCGTGCGGCAAATAGCCGATGAGAACGCCATCGTCGAGAATCTGCCATTGAGTGATTTCAATCTCCTCGCCTTGGAGATTGATTGCCAAATGCTTTTGCAAAGTGATCATTGGTTATTACGCCACAGTGAAGGAAGGAGCAGTGGCACCATCGAAGACGATTGTGTATTCGCCTTCCATGATCTTGCCTTGCTCGCAGGATGGAAACTTGACGGACTTAACAAAAACGGTTCCCTGAAGCGAACCGGCTCCTGGGTAGGTGATGGTCGCACTGATGCCAGCGTATGGTTCCGCTGTCGGAATCATTTGCGTGGTTATGCCTGGAGCTGCACCAGTCCAGTAAAAGGTAATTGTCAATTCCGGGTTGTTGCGGAGATCGCTCGGACGAATTGTCTTCATTCCACTCGTCGATAGACTGGTGGTTTCGAGTTGCTCGGTTCCGATGCTGTAATCGCCAATCTTTTTGATCAGCGTGGTAACCAATCCGGTGCCGCTGATGGTGGCTCCGAGTCCGGTATCTGGTACGGTGAGTGCTGGCATGCCTAAGGCTCCTTGTAATGCACCAAGAGATCAAAAGAAACGATGTACCGATGTTCTTGGTTTCCATCGGTAGGTGGTTCTTGGAGGTACTCATCGCCGGAGTCAAATTCGACGCCAGCGAAGTAGTAGTTGCTCGTTGTGCCGCGGTAGCTGTCGATTCCGGTTTCTCGAATCGCTTTGGACAAAGCAGACGCTGCCGTGCGTGTCGATGCGTAGCATTCGATCTGGATTCGTGCGTGAGCGGCTTTCGTTAATCCCCCGACGAAATGATCTCGCTCGGTGCTGATGACGTAATAGACGATGGCAGGCATCGAAGCGTTTACTTTCAACGCGTCTGGGTACATTCGCTGACCGACGATGGTTGAGACCGTCGAGTACGAAAGTAACTTTGTTCGAAACGCCTCGCCAATCGCTGACATCTATTCCCCGCTGATGATTTTGATGGTTCGTGATGCACCCTCAGCCGATCCGCTGACGACCTGGAAAAACTTCACGCCTTCCATCGGTTGCCGTGCGAGTGCGTAGTGCCGAGCGGTTGATGTTCCGATTGTGACGCTGTAGGAGCTGCTCTCGTTGTAGAGCGGATAAAACGTCGAGCCGTCATCGGACGCCTGGAACGTCAATGCCGATCCGGTCATTGCTGCTGGAGTGATGACAGCCAAAGGAACGCGGTTGTTTTCGAGTGTGAGCGTGCTGCTGACGGTTGCACCGTTGGCAATCGTGAGCGTGGAGACGCGAAGGTTTTTAGCCAAGTTTCAGCTCCTTGATTTCTTTTTCTAGTTGGGTTCGGAATGCTGCTTCGGCGGCGGATTGCATGGTGCGAACAGCTTTTACGATGGGTTGCTCGTCGCGTGGAAAACGGATCGTCACCACTTTTTTGTTCCACAGAACGTGACGCTTGTAGCTGTCGCCTTTCCTGGACGGATGCACAAATTGCTGCTTGTTTCCCTTTGTCCATTTCGCTCCGACAATCACGCCGACGGATGCTTTGAGCACCTTCACCCCGTAATGCTTTCGCGATTCGTTTTGGTACTCGGCGTTGAGCTTGTACTTGTCCGACCATTTCTTACGACTGCCCGTTTGCTGGCTGCTCGGTGCAATGGTCTTTGCGTAGTCGGCGATCGGCTGGCCGTAGGCTTTTAAGCAACTATCCAGCGGACCGGATCGCAGGCGAATATCGATCGCCTCCAGTGCTCGAACCAAGTCCATGTTGATTTGGATTTCAATGCTCATGTGACGCACACCAATTCGATGTACCGACGCAATCCATCGATCTGGTTGACGTAGGTAATACCGTAGTTTGTTGATCCGTAAACGATCCGCATCTCTGGTTGGTAGCCGGATCGAAAGCGGACGCGAAAGATTGCTTTGGTGCCTGCTTCAAGCTGGCGACCTCGCATGGTTTCGTTTCCGCCTGTCGGAATGAACTGGCAAGGCTCATCGACGACATAATTCGACCAAGTGACGACTGGCTGGCCTGCATCGTCCTGCGTCTCGGTGACTTGCTGAACGGTGCACCGCTGCCGCATCGCTCCAACCTTGAGATCGCGTGGTCTGCCGCTCATGGGTAGTTGCTCCGCATGAACCGCGTTACAAGTGCCTCGTATGGCTTCATGGTCTGGATCGCGTCACTCATCAGCATGTCGCGATTCTCAAAGTAATGGCCGACTAGCAGCAGCATGGCGCGTTTGGCGATCGCTGGAACAAGCGTAGCGTCCTGCGAGTAACCGCATCGGTAGTTGATCGTCCAGGCGTCCCAACGTGCCGAGGTGGCTGGCAAGGTCACTTGGTAAGCGAGCCGGAACTCGTTGATGTGGAGTTGGTACAACGCGTCCGACAATGTTTGCGAGGAGTTGTTGCCATCGAAGTAGGTGATGGATGTGATGCTCTGCACTGGCTTCTTTGGCAATGGAAAGCGATCAACCAGCGACTGGATGCGGATTCGCCAGCTTTGGTAACAGAGCACCGAGTCGGTGTCATGCTCCCACTGTTCACGAGCTTCTTGAATTGCTTGTGCGAGTTGGACGTCGTGTGTCGTGTCGCTGGTCGAGATTTCGAGCTGCTTTTTCGCTTCGCTGAGCGTCAGCGGTTCCACTGTCGGACCCGTCACCAGTTCGGCTGCAAATCTCATAGTCTCCAATCCTCGCTCGAACTAGGTAATCAGCAACTCCGCTGGTGACATCGACAACACATCCCGGCTCATGACGCATCCACATGCGTGCAAGCTTTACTCTCGTCTGCATATTTCCTCCAATCCTGCGGGTACATGTGCGTCGGCTTGAACTCGTCGTCGTAAATGGCAACCATTTCTTCCACGTGTCCGATCCTGGTCGAACAGTCGATGAAGCACTTTAATCCTGCCTTCTTCCACTGGCACCAAAACCAAATGTCGGAATCGATCTTGTTGCCCCGCCAACCGCCGTTTTCGTCTGGCTGGCAGAAAAACCAAGGCTTTTCGACAGCAGCAAGTTTCTTCAGGTTGAGCACCGTCAAACCGAAGTGAGCGGTGTCTACCTGCATTGGGTATCCGTCCCAAACGCCTGAGACCTCGCCAAATCGATGTCCTAGCATGTGTGGCTTGCCTCGCCGGAGTTGCATGGCACACAAGGCGTCCATGTCTTCCTGAACAGCCAAGCTGATGAGATGGTGGACTTGATCGCCAGTAAAGACGCTGTCACCGTCAACGGTGATGGCGTACTCGACTCCTTGATCAATCGCGTCCTCCAGCATCATCTGCATGCACTGTCCGTAGTAAACGCCACCACTGACGCTGAGTGGAATGCGTAGCTCATTCATTGCTTTCTCGATCTGGTTCCGGCACCATGTGATTTCAGCACGCGGTGCTGTCATGATCGCTTGGACTTTTACGTTTGCCATAACTGCCTGTCTCCTCCAGGTTTTTTTGCTTAACCAACAACAGAAACGTCTGCGTTGCTGCTGT